GGGAATATTACCCTTAACCTTGATGTAATTATTCGTGCTCACCTCTTCGATTATATTATTAAAACTAACTTGTCCGTCCTGAAGCTCCAGCGTCTTTCCAGCGCGTGCCCATTTTGTATTGCAAGTGTAAATCATTGTAGAATTACCCATAGAAGATATGGAACCGATTTCGATTTCCCTATTCATTTGTTGAACAATATCCTTAAAAACTTGACTGAATTCTATCATAACCAGTACGCATATTGTTTGGCTTGACCTCTGAATGTAGGGTACGAGCCTGAGTTATAAATAATGTAACTTTGGATTGCTCTATACGTCTTAACCGCGTCATTATACTTGCCGTAAATTGTAGTCATTGCACCGCTTGAATTCTCACTTTTTTGTGTTACAACTCCAGCCAGCGTATTTGCCGTTATAAAGTCTTTCATGAACTCAAAGTAGATGAAGCCCAGTAGCATTTCTTTAATTCCGTAGGAGTACAAAATTTGCCAATATTCCATTCCATCTTGGTACTGGAATTGATTGTAGATATAATTGAAAAGCGGATCAGCTGGAATCTTATTTGGTTGTGTATTTGCGTCTAAATAATAAGCATTATACAAGTCAACACCTAATAATTCAACTAAGTACCTGAGCTCATATTTCTCAATGTAAGCGTCGATATTTGCAGTATCATACATTCCTTGATGTATTTCAAACTTCCCAGTAAAGTCAGTTGAATTAACATAAAACCCCATAGCCTTGTTTTAAAAATAAGATTGACATTTCTCCAGTCAGTAAATGACGTTCATTACGTAGTCCCTTCTCAGGACATTTTTCATTGAAAAGAAACCAGTAAAATTCTTTTTCATTCAGCTCAGGTATAATTACCTTCTCTTTTTTCGCTCTTGTTGTAACTTTCTTTTCCATTTTATTTTATGTTATTTATTACTTTATTCCAATCAAATCCTTTTTCAGTAAACTCAGGAACTGGAGGTGTTATAATTATTTCTTTAGGATTGTGAGAATTCATCATTGCCAGCTCCTGAAGTTGGGACGTTAAAAATTTATGTTTCATTTCCAACTGGTACAATCTTTCGTCTGAGCCCTTACCATTAGCAATAGACTTAAATATAACCTCCAGTTCTTTAGATATATCATGAATAACATCAACTTTATTTTCACCCTTTGACACCTGAATAACTGGTGTAAGCTCATTAGCGCCAAATGTAACCGCGCTACCTTCCCATAATGCAACCTCAGATATTAGGTAGTAACCGCCCTTATCCATAGAAGCGTCTTCAATCCATTTTATCTTGTCTTGAACGTACTTAAAACCTATCGAGTGTTCTCTTATTACTTCCTCCTGATAGTCCATTAAAGCATCATTTCCGAGCGTAGAAGTACCCAGTTGACCAACGGCAAATAAACCATTGTCGTCTTCTTCTAATCTCGTAAATTTACCGATCGGCATTTGCCAGTCGTGATACCTCAGGAATGCAATTTTTCTATTTGAGTTTGCGTCAACACCTTTCTCCTGAAGCGATTTTTTAAAACAACCTTTAACCAGCATATCCGCATCGCTATCAATGTTTCCAAAATGGCTCAGGTACATTGCTACTTCTCTTTTTTCAAGACTGATATCCTTTATCCCCAGCGCTTGACTTTTTATTTTATACGACGAATTGAATTTATTATCCATAATTATTCTAAATTTGTTTTACAAATATAATTTTTTTATTATGAACATCAATTTTTGGGACGCTTTTTTCGGTCGATATGATAACACTTCGAAGCGATATATTGACCAGTTTTCACCTAACACGAATAGTGGGAATAGGTATGCAAATGAATATTTTGGTAAGAAAAAAGCGGTATGGATTGATACCAGTAAAGCGTTTCAACATTATATTGAAATTCCTGAGCTCAGGACGGTAGTTAATCGTAAAGCCAAAATGATTTCCTCAGGTATCCCAAAACTTTATAATGATAACGGCGATATTATTGATAAGCATTGGGTACTTGACCTCATCAAGAACCCTAATCCAACCCAATGTTGGGATGAAGTTATCTATTCTATGGCGGTAAATGACGCTCTTTATGCAACGTCTTTTTTATACGCTCCGAAACGATCGTTTGGAATTGTAAATCTAATGCTCCCATTAGCCAGCCATAAAATGCAAATTAATACGTCAGGTAGAACCCTGAAGCAAATGGACGCTGGAGGAATGATAGATAGTTATGTTTATAATTATTCGGACGAATCACCACAAAAATTATCCTTTGAAGAGGTCATTATGCTTCAAACAACCGATGGAATGAACATGTTAAATCCAGTTTCAATCATCGACTCACTTAAATTCCCTTTATCAAATATAAGAGCTCAGTACAACAAACGTAATGTGTTGCTTGAAAACATGGGTGCAATAGGAATTTTGTCAGCTAAAAAGTCAGATATTGGAGGTGCTCTTCCAGTGACTCCTGAGGAAAAAAAGCAAATTCAACGTGACTGGTATAACCGCTCAAAGGATGAAGTATTGATAACTGAAAATGAACTTGACTGGATTCCTATGTCCTATCCAACAAAGGATTTAATGTTGTTTGAAGAATTGACCGCCGATAAACTTGCGGTGATTGACGCTTATGGATTAAATTATTACGTTTTCAGCAACGATAAAGGATCAACCTTCAGCAATGTTCGTGACGGTATTCGAATGGCTTATACGGATACGATTATACCTGAAACCGACAAAATTTATGATAACCTAACTGAGCAATTAGGTCTTGATAAAGAGGGATTGCGATTGAAAGCTCACTTTGACCATATCCCAGTATTACAATCGGACGTGCTTAATGAAAGTCAATCATTGAATACGCGTGCGGACGCTCTTAACAAAATTATATTAGCTGGAGTTCCATTGTCTGATGAAGAAAAAAGAGCCTTATTATTTGGTAAATTCAATCTATAATCAGAGCCTCATCAGTGACACCCTGAGTTATTTAGGATATTTTTTTTAGTAATGCCCTGAGCTCCTGAGAATGTTTTTTTTCAGGAGCTTTTTTATTTGATTATTTTGAGTAGTCTGAGAAATTTTTAGCGCCCATCTTTTTAATAAAGTGCTTGATATTATTTCGAAACAATCCTATTTTTTTGTTTGGACTGATTGCAGATAGCAAATCATTTTCAGCTATGTCAATATAACCAGCCTCAATCATTTTATCATGGTCATAGAACACGTCCGAATGGCGGTCATTTTCCTTGTCTATGAACTTGTCTTGCTTACCTCCAAACGAATATATCAATACAAAATTTTCAGGTATCTCTGAGCTCAAAGTATTCTTGAATAACAACACCTCTTTTGTGTATGCATAAAACTGGATCGCTGGATTGTCTTTCATTATTTTGAACCAGTTTAGCGTGTACTGAATGTCAAAGAAATCACCAGCGTCATGAATTCTAATATGCTTACCCTCATACTTTTTTTTGCTGAGCTCAGTATTCATCATATCAACCCATAATTTTGGGTGATATAAAACCAGCTCCAGTTTCTCCATGTGAGCCTTACGCACATTCTTAAACAAATATGTTCCGTTTTTAGCGTAACAAAAAGCACCGCACACCCCAGCATTAGGACATGTGTTAAACCTCTTTCCATTGGATAAGGTTACATTGTGAGCTGGTAAAGTCCAGCCATAAATTCCAGTCTTCTTCAGGTCAGAGTTCTGAGTAAAGAGATTGATTTTTGAAAAGTCTAAAGTTTCTAATTCCATTGTTTTATATTTTTAATTGTGGTAGCATCGACTTAATAAACATTGACAAACCAGCCAAGCAATCAGGAGCGTCGTCGTGCTTATTTTTACCTTCCTTACTGAAGCCTTTAGTGTTCTCAATAAATTGCTTATATTGAAAACTATCATCGTCAACAAAGCTGAAGTAATTTGAGATAGTTGCAGATTGCATTATTATTCTCGTCATTTTGTTTTGCTGGTTATTAACCTGAAGTACTTTCCCTTTAATCATTTTGTCAAGATTTCGTGAGAACATTGCACCCATAGAATTAGATTCAACCCTACAATATTGTGTGTTCCATTTGTCTAATTTTTCAGCGCATAAAGGAATTGTAATGTCAGTATTATCACGACTGAATAAGTAGTCAACTATGTAGATTTTATTACCCACAACTCCAGCAATAGCCATGGCGGTATAATCAGCGCCCTGATCGGCTACATCGATGTATGCAAGTGTTGTTTTAATCTCGTCCCTGATAAATTCAAACTCATCTTGA